AAAAGCCTAGCCATTGGAGGAACGATATGAATATAGATTTATGGACAATCGTAGTGATAACGCCCCAGATAATTGCGCTAATTGCGATGGTGTTCGCGCGACGGGCATCAGCTCGCGCCTGTGCTGCGAGTGAGTTGGCTTCTGTGGAAGCCTCTAAAGCCTTACGGTCAATAGATAATGTTTTATCTTCTCGCTCTGCGACCCGTACTGCTTCCATTGATGATCTCTTATCCTCTTGTAATTTTAACCATGAGGACATTTTGTTATGATTAGGACTTCCAACTTGGATTCTACCTGTAGCCAAAAGGTGACGCACTTTTTCTTCTCCCCACTCTTCATATTGGGCAAATGGATTTCTTCTAGTCATAACATTTCTCCCCTAACGCACGAATTAAGCGGCGCAGTCCCACTGCGTCCGCTTGAATGATTTGTTAGACCATTTTGGGGAGGCGCTTATGTGTTTAAAAATTGAAGAAATAGCCATGATGAACGGGGTTTGCCCTCTTTGTTTAGGTACTGGATTATTGCCACGGGAAGAACCTATATCCACTTGCACGTTCTGCCTCGGGAGCCGCAAAATAAATATTACAAAAGAGAAAGGCGAAGAGATCGGAGAAAGCGTTGAGTAAGAATAGTGACCGCCGTACCCGCAATGACGCCAAGGAAGATGCTGAAACCTTGAAGAAAGTAATCCATAATTTCTCCTTTTATTTATTATTTGGGTCTAACGACTGAATTGACCGGCGCTTTTGGGCGTCCGGTCGAATGACTTGTTATACCAGTTTTAATGGAGGATGAAATGGGAATCTGTTGGTACTGTCATTGGGGATGGCCGAAACCCGTAGCCGATATTTACACGAGGGCTTGCGTTGCCCTGGGAGATGAAGACGGACACGCCTTGCACTACGGACCAGCACATATTGTTTGGGAAGATGAAAATTTTGGCTCTGCCGAATGGTGCCTTGAGCACTTTGATGAATACTCCGAGAATTTGAGTGATACCGAAAAGACAGTTGTGCGACAGTCGCTTGTGGAACTTGTAGCTTTGCCATTGGATGTCCGAGATGTCGAGCCGGAAGATTACGACGATGAACATCCTGCACTATTTCCTCCCCCGGCTGATGTTGTGATGGTGAAGGTATAACGACTGAATTGACCGGCGCTTTTGGGCGTCCGGTCGAATGACTTGTTATGTAAGGTTTTATGAATCTTATTAAATTTTTTCATTCCATTCGGTTATTTCCTAAGTGCGGTGCTTGGATGATTGAGAAACGCCCAAACTACCAAGAAGAGGATCTGGATGAATGGGAAACTGTTGGTTCCCATATTTGTTACCGTTGGAAGTATCACGATGGATTACACCGATGTCATTGCGGAAAAATATTTCATACATAACAGTTTGGTAGGGAGCACAAAACAATCATGAATGGTAGAAGGAGGTGAATAAGTTATGACTTGGCGGGGATGGTTACTAGCAGTGGTGTTAAGCATAGCAATTAGTTCCGCTGGATGGGCAGGGGGGCGGGATAGAGAATGTAGTGGGTATCGGGCCAGCACAGGGGATTGCGATAGAGACGGTAAACCGAACTGGAGGGACCCGGACTGGCAGGATAGGAATAACGAGGTTGAAGATTATTATAGAGATGACGATGGAGACGGGATAATTAATTCGGTTGACCCAGTGGAGGATGAGGATGTCTCTTAAAGCCGGCGGTAGGAAGTTCAAAATTCTCTATGTAGATTTTCTGTGGCAGAAGGTTAGAAAGTACGGGTCAGAGAAACAAGATATAGACGAGGGATTAAAAAAAGAACTCTGGCCGATCTTAGAAGCCGCATCAGAGGCCGGGGAGGAGATACGGATAACGGACGATAGGGCTATGGGCGTACCACCAATTTTTTATTTAGCCGTGTCATTAAGTATACAGGCATACCTGGAACTTGCTCTAAAGACAGGTAAACCACTGGTGTTAAATAAACAGCCCAGTGCCGAGCAGGGGTACTCTCGTAAGGCGATGCAAGAATTAAAAAAAAGGGGTATAAATTGAAAGCAATTGATATTGATGATGATCCTATTGATGATCCTATTGATCCCGATAGAGCAATAGATGTGAATTGGCGGAGATATTTTGCCGATGTAGCCAACAGGGAAAAGGAGCATTTCTCCTATCCCTCGGCTTATACAGAACCCGAACCCGGAATGCCACCATATTGGTTAAGGTTCCGGGTTTTTGATGTTGCGGGTACCGTGCGGACTAGGTCATGCATAATGGGAAAGAATTAGAGGAGCGCGGAAATGTTTAATCAAGGGCAGATAGTACGGCATAAATTAAGTCCACGTGTACATTTTTTGGTCTTGGGGCAGTTAAGCCCCGGGAATTATGTTTTACGGGTGGCGGCTGGGGAGGTATTAGATTTATCTCAAGTAGTAGTGCTCAATGAGATAGAGTTAGAAGGAGTAGAAGATGAAGGCGGGGAGAGGATTCCAGAGGCCGAGGACTATGACTGGGAGAATACCCCGGAACTAGGAATAGATGACTTAATAGGGAGGTAAAAAGATGAAGATAGGGATAAAAGCAGGAGAAGAAGTAGAACTTTCTTACAAGAGTTATTCTGGATACATGGAAGATACCCTTCTAATTACAGTTGAGGCTATGGGCGGCAACAAAACTAAGGAGTCTATTATTTCTATTAATAGGTATCCGATACTGAGGGTTTGTGATAAGGTTTTTGAACTAATTTTAACGGCTCCAGCAGGGCGGAAAATATTTAAAAATACACTAATGAAGGTTTTGTTACATGAAGAAGATAGTCCGACAGAAGCGGAATAAAGAAATAGCCAAGCTATTTTGGGAAGAGCACTGGCCTAAGAAACGGATTGCTAGAACGCTAGGCTTAGATATTACAACGGTTAGAGATATATTGGGAAAGGAAGAAGCCCCACAACCTTTGACCACACAAGTTCCTATACAACCTTCTACTCAGGTAAAGAAAGAAGGTAAAAAGAAACTAGAGGACTATACCTTGGAAGAGGCAGAGGGGATAACCAAGCTGATAGAAAAGGTTTTAGAAAAAGTGGGAGGGTAAAGCAGATGGAAAGGTGGGGTATGTTAGAAAGGAAAAGGGAGGAGAATAATGCAAGAGTTATATAGAGCAGTATTTATAACACAGATTTTTAGTTGCGAGCGGTGTTTCCAGGCAGTTAGAGAGGTGTTTACAAAGACCAGCGGACTAACTATCGAAGAAGGTGAGACACTAAAACAGGCCAGCGAAGCCAAGAACCGGACTAATGTGTTTGGGAGAATGATTAAGGTTGCTCTCCCCGCAGAAAACCAGCGTCCAGAACGGGCTTTTTTGCACGGCATTATCCAGTATCGCACTATGCACAGCCTGGACATTATTTTTAGAGACAGTATTCTTAAAAAAGTTACTGGAGCGATATGCCATGAAGTCAGGATAGCTGTTGTAGGGCATGGGGAGACCAAGCAATATGTATTAAAACCCGGGATAGAACCTATTGACGAAACGGCACAGGTTAAGTTAGCTCACCAAAGCGATTATCTCGAGATAGAAAGCACCAGGAGGCTGCTGGAGAACCTAAGCAATAAAGAGTGGATAAGCGAGGGCGATTTACGGAGACGGTTTGAAGACAGTAAAGGCCATACTGGAAGCTACTGGAGCTTAGGGAACAAGATTGAAACCGCATTACGGGTAGGCTTTATACAGACGGCTCCCGATACGACCCAAATTATGTTTTCTATTACCAAGCTGGGCCTGAAATTCCTTAAAGGGGGGATAATGACAGTATTAGAACATGAAAGGGGCCTGGTGAGGGGACTGCATCTTGCGATCTTAGAGTGGAACGACGGTATAGCATCTTTGAAGGGATTAACGGCGGGATTAACGCAGAACATGACCCGGTTGCTTACTGACGGTAGTATCCAGGGAGAAGATAAAGAAGAGCGGGAGGCTTTTTTGGACGAACTAGACAGAAGCCGGGACTTTAGGGAAAAGGTAGAGTAAAGGAGGAATTTTATGCTTTTAAAGGCAAAAATCAAGCAATATCAGGTAAAGATCGGTATAGGGCTGTTGTTAGGGGGATTGCCCCAGGATAAAAAAGCATTAGAATATCTTGCCGGGCATCCAGAGAGAGACGGTTCCTTAGCGGCTAGTGAGATGTTGGCTGATAATGCAGAGGAGCTTGAAGAAATTGAGGAAAAAAGAAGTAATAAGTGTATCTTTCGTAGAACGCCAGACGGAAAGCCTGCGGTTGACGAGCATCATGTCCGGGCTTTTGTCCGGGATGTGCTTAAAAAGCTGGAGTTAAATAAAAAAGCTCCGTGGAAAGGGTTCTGGATGAGCGTCCATACTGTTCCGATGCTGATTCCAGTTGAAGGAGAAGAGATTATAGAGAGCCGGGCATTCAAAGCTGGGTTTCCGAATCCTGCTAATATTGTTGTAGTGCATGAAGCGGTAAAAAACGCTACCCTTAGGTTCACACTGGAAATTCACGGGGATAATGGAGAGAAGGCTAGTATTGAAGATTTGCACTATATCTTTGAATACGGAGGGCGGTATGTAGGATTTGGGCCAGCCAAAACTAAGTCCATGAGTGAAACGCCTTATGGGATATTCACTTGTCATAACCTTGTTCCTTCTCCTGAATAGAAAAGGCTGAGGCCTAAGAACAGACCAGAAGGGAAGAGTCTTAGACCGAGGTATAGAGACGAAGGGCCATGGACTTGAAGGGAAGAGACTTGATATGTCTTTGACGGGAATGGAAAAGACGAGATTGGCCTTAGATTGGATAAGAAAGGATGCCCAGGGAATTGTAGTTGAATATAGTGTTGATGATTACCCGAAAGACTGGGAACTAACCCCTGCACTTTGGGAAAGGTGGATAGTCGGAAAGCTCAAGGATGCAGGTGTTCCGATCAAGGGTGTTTTGAAATTTTCGGGGCTTGAAAGTGGCACGCTGCATAGGCTGGACGACCCTGCTGATTTTGGTAGGGCGAAATGGGTTTGGGTACCTCCAGCCGCTTGTTAGGAGGTAATTATGGAAGGAAGCCGCATAGAAGCACAAAGGCAAAAGAATCTTCGGCGTTCAGAACTGCTGGGAAAAGTGTTTAGAATAGTTATTGTTGCAGGCAAAGCAGGACAGATTGGGTACAGGTGCTATCGCTCTAAAGGTATGAAGCTAAAATGTGGTCGTTGTGGGCGAGGGAATATTACGGTTGAATTAGGTTATAAATGCCGTGTTTGCGGGACGGAGGTAATACAGATTATATAACGTAGAGGTCAGCGGCGGCGGGCCGCTGACTCCAGAATTGAAACAAGACGCGAACCCGCCGTTCGCTGCACCGCTTGGTTAGGCCATTATGAGTCAACGCTTGCACATCGGAAACACGAAAGACGAGTTCTACGACTGCGTGCTGGAAAGCGCGGATGGCGCAGAAGAAAAACTGCGGGCAGATTGGCTCGCGATGGGAAACGGATTCTATCTCGGGCCGTGGAAAATACGAATCGGCGACAAGAACCTGTTCAAGGAAATCGAACCGATCATCGCAGGAATCTTCGAGGAACTTGGCAAGGAATACCCGGACGATGTTTGGGCGTTCTATGACGGCGAACGAAACTTGGAGCATCCGACGCGCGAGGAGCTGGGCGCATGGCTTTGGCCTAACGCAGAGGTCAGCCGACGGCGTAGCCGGTCGGCTGGAGCGACTGGTTAGCTACGGAAAGGGGAAACTTTTATGCATAAAGAAGAACTTATCTTTAAAGTAATTGAGCCTTCAGGAAAAGTCTATAAAATATACACAAACGGCAAAACTGAAGGGTTCGCTAAGGGTTCATGTATATTTAAGTATCATATTGGGTTGTTGAATCGTCAATTGGCTACTCAATATTTGGTCAATAAATCCCTTGCGTCATCATGTCCTGCAACAAAGGCAATATCATCAGAGCTAGGGGGATTGCAAGGATGACCGTTTCACCATAACCAAGGGGGTAATATGATGAATTTTTTATGTGGGCTTTATCAAAAGGGTAACCGAGAGCCTTACCCATTACATGCAAGAGGTCAATCAATAGATCAGCTTTACGGGGTGCCCATGATTCAAGTGGGTAATTTTTGTCCTGAAGGTGAGCATGATAAAGTTTCCATGCCGAAAGGACATCCTGCTCAAGCGATGTCTTGGGAAGAAATTCAACATCAATCATGTTTAGACTCTCGACATGCTGAGGAGCCAGAGTGGATGAACGAGTAGACATGAGGTCTTTAAATATTCTTAATTTTCTTTCTCTGCCGCGAAGGCGGAGCGTCCGCGTTGACGCAAATGTTAGGCATGGTAAAGGAGCGATGATGAAAACGGTAGGTGATTACCTTCGCAAGCTGCAAGAGTTCCCGGAAGATTGGCCAGTATGGGTTTCAACGCAAGCCGGCGGCGGAATTTCCATTGAACACCGGGAGATAAACGGCGAGCCTGTAGTGGCCGTCTTTGGCAGCAACGGCGGACGTTTCGGCGAGAACCCGCTGACCGACCAAGAGTACGAAAAAAAGTCCAAGTTGTTCCTTGGTCTGCGGCAGCAGGGTTACGAGTATACCTCAATCCACGGCGACCACCGACTGTATCGGCGAAGCGGAATGAACGATACCTGCTACGGCACTCACTTTGATAGACGCATTGTTGAACGCATGGTGGACGAAGGGCTGTTGCACGAAACCGAAGTGGATGTTGCGCGAGTGCGGCGTTGTACAGGGCAGGCGTTGACTTCATTGGTTTTGAAAAAGACGCCACTTATTACGAAATAGCAAAGGGCAAATTAGGTGCTTGCTAACGCTAGAACTCACCTGCCGCCGCTTCGGCGGTCAGGTGTAGTGACTTGTTAGGAGGAGGTAATTTTGTTTATAAGCCATAGTACAAGCCATATAATATCTTCCCTTGCTGCTATTGTAGCGATTATTATAGCTATAATCATGATTATTCGATCATTCCAACGAGAACGGTTAGCTAACCGTGCCTCTGCCAAAGCAGAAGAAGCAATGCGGTTAGCTTCTTTGGCTATAGAGAGAGTGGCTTCTTCACGTGCATCACGTTTAGTTGCATCAGATGCTTCCAATGCAAGCCGTTTAGATTCAAGCCAGGCATCAACCTGAGACCGTCTTTCTGTACCGAGGGAACCATGCAGTCCTTTTGCAATTTCAAGCAAGATAGCCTCCGGGCCTTTGGCCTCAAGGGGTTCAACAAGGTAGGATTTGTCCATTTTTATTACCTCCTAACGCTAGAACTCACCTGCTAAAACCGCCTTGCGGTTTTGGTCAGGTGGAGGGACTGGTTAGCATTTATGAAGATATTATTAAAGATATTTATTCCTCAATTTATTGGTTTTCCTTAATTAGAAATTCTTTGAGATGACTTGTTTCTACTGCAATAAAAAAGTACCCAATATAGGACAGGATTACTGGGGTGATCCGATATGCCAGGAGTGCAACGCCAGGTATTATAAGCCTGGTTGGGAGACGGGGCAGGATAGGCATAGGATAGAATTGCCCTGGTATTTAAAGATCAGGTACGATATAGATAAAGCCGAGCAGGGCATTATAGTAAAATACTCTCCTCTACCCTCTATTCAACCGTTCCACCAGAGTAGGGGTTACAATCGGTGTATAATTGGCCCCAGGGGCTCGACCAAGACATCCTCTGCCCTTATAGAAAAGTTGCTTATTGCCCAGAGGAACTTTCCTCGGTTCAGGCATTTTAAGTTTTTAATTGTGAGAAGGACCTATCGGGAACTGAAAGATTCTACACAGGCAACCTTCTTTAAGCTCTTTCCAAAAGATGAAGTAAACTGCATCTATAGGGGTGGAGAAGAAGAAACGGCTAGTTTGATCTTACAGGGAGCTAACCCAGGGGTAGTAGATTTTATTTTTAGAAGTGCCCAAGAGCCAGAGGATGTTGGTAAGTTCCTGTCCGGTGAATATACTGGGGTACTTATTGATGAGGCCGTACAAGTACCGAGGATGGTACGAGATGGGCTGGTAGGCTGCTTACGGTATCCAGAAGGCTTCCCCCCAAAAGATTATCATATTGATCTTATAAGTAACCCCCCTGACTCCGAAGAACACTGGATATATCAGTGTTTCTATCCTGAATCCAGGAAAAAATTACCCAACCATGCCCTTTTCCTCAATACTCCATTTGAAAATAAACCGATGCTCCGTAACGACCCCAATTATTACAATAAACTTTGTGAGGCAATGCCCCCGGATATGGCTGAAATATATGTTTATGGAAAGGTGGGGTACATACAGAAGGGAGACCCTTTTTATCCCTGGTTTGCGAAAGATTTGCATGTCTTTGATAAGACACAGGAAAAGCTGTCTCCTTACGGGACAATACTCAGGGGGTTGGATTTTGGTCTGGGTAAAAGTGTTTGTTTATATTGCTATGAAGATGAGAGAGGGAATATTGATATACTGGATGAGATAGTTGTGAGTGATCGGGGAGGGACAAAAAGATTGGCTGAGATGGCGATACTCCTGAAAAACAGATGTTATCGGGACTTTCTTTTTGAAGATTTTGCCGATATTGCAGGCAAAAATTATACTTCTGCAAGTCCAGATACCTCGGATTTTGATATTTTGATGAAATACGGTATTATCCCCCGGGGCAGGCAATCGCAATATAAAGAACGTCGTAATATTTTGTATCACTTCCTTACAACTATTGACCCAGAGCTAAAACGGCCTAAATTGCGGGTAGATAAAAGTTGTGTGAATATTATCCGGGGTTTTCTGGGGGGCTATCGGCAGCCTAAACAGAAAGACCGGACAACAACCCAAAAAGTAATGCCGGTAAAAGAGGGGCATTACGAACATTTTTTTAATGCCTTAGAATATATCTTGGTGGGGCGTTATGGGATGGATGACCAGGCAGAACTACCACTTAGGGGTAAGAGACGGGACACATACGATAGTGGAGAGGACTGGTTTGGAGAGATGGAACCAGTAGAAAATCAATGGGGATACTTAGGGAGGTGAGAAAAATCAAAGAGTTTATATTTCATTGGGGAACAATAATGGGAAGTAGTGGGCATAAACTGATATTATTAGGGACAGCAATTTAAGATGTGTCGCTGCAAAAAATGTAATACACCCTTAACTAGACATAGAACAGACAAGGTGGAGATAGAGGAGATTAGGTGTTTCAATGGGCATGTGATAGGCTATGTGGTTAATGGACAAGTGGATTTTATTGCTGACCTAGAGGAAAAGAAGGTAATTGATCTGCAAAAAAAGGGAGGTCAGCGGGGAGTGAGTAAACGATGGAGCAGAAAAGTAGCAGAAAAGTACTTGACATGAATAAGAAAAAAAACATAAGCTAATAGATAGCTTTTTTTGTGTATGGTAAAGGCCACCTGCCCCGGAACAGGGACCTTTGTAATACCAGAGCCAATAAAATCCTTGCAAGGGGGATTTTTTAGGGGTAAAACCTTAGAATCCCCCTTTTTTATTGGCCAAAGATGGAGACAGAATGTTACTTGATTCATTAGATTACGAAATATTGGGCTTGCCGACAGTAGGTGGTAATATAGGGGATCTGTTTGGCAAGCCCAATATTGTCAGAGAAAGCCTAGCGGACTATGACTATGCAAAGGCTAAATGGAAGAAGTGGCAGAAGGAGACAAAAGAGAGCTTTGGGTTTTATGATGGGTCAGGGCAATGGAATAAACAACTAAGGACCTTTTTGGAGTCAAGGAGAAAGCCTGTTATTACGATCAATCAAATTTTAGGGATAGTGAATTTAGTAATCGGGCATTATTGGATCAACCAATTTGATACTAAGGTCTTTCCTGTAGAATCGGGTGATGAAGTAGTAGCAGAGATATTGACTGAAGTGTTAAAACAGATTGAGAGCCAAACAACGGGTAGGAGAGAGGTAGGCAAGGGCTTTATCCAGGCCCTTATTAGTGGAATAGGCTATTTGGACTTAGGATTAGAGGAAGATATGTGGAGACAAAAGGAATACATTAGATATAAGGTCTTTAATCCCTTACATGCCTTGCCCGATCCCGATTATACAGAAGATGATTTCAAGGATGCGGATTTTTTTATTAAAGAGATGGAGTTTAGTAAGAAGAAGTTTATAGCCGCCTACCCAGAGGCAGAAGATTTAATACAGGATTTAACTAACTATTATGCCTTAGAACTTGACTCTGGCATTGTTGACCACGATTCCCGTCCTGGCGGTAGATATGATGATGCCGATATGTTTGGTATGCCCCGGAACCGTACTCCCTACAAAGTTATCGAAAGACAGTATCGGGAATATAAAGATACCTACCTTATTGCTGATCCCTTTAAGGATAATGTAATAGAGCTTGAGCGGGAAGAATATTTACAACACAGAGGCACTTTTATAGATGATCTGGAGATTGTTAAAAAACGCACCCCTGCCCTAAAGACTATTTCTATCCTCCTTGGCCCTAACGAAATTATCGAAGGACCAGTCGAAAGCCCCGTACATAATTATTATTACTCCATTACCCCTATTTTTGCGTATGATTCTTTAGGGAAAAAATTTGGCATAGTGGAAAACTTGAAGGGGCCACAGATGGAGCGCAACAAACGACGGGCTCAACTATTGGAAATGCTGCTGTTAGCTCCCCAGGTTGGCCTTACTATAGATCACGGAGCACTTAGTCCGGCGATGATAGCAAAAATAGAACGGGAAGGAATATCGGCAGGGAGTATCTTAGTTAAAATGCCGGGTAGAAATATACAGGTCCGGCCCCAAGCCCAATTTCCTGATGGCTTTTTTAGGTTAGAGCAGGAAGCGAAAGACGACTCCTATGATGTTTCTAGTGTAAATAAAGACCTATTAGGCTTTAAAGATGATAAAACAGCATCGGGCAGGGCTATTGGCTTGAGACAAAGGCAGGCAGCAGTGTCGTTACAGGGGTTGCTGGAAAATTTCAAGTTTGCCAAGCAGCATCTTAGCCGGATGGTACTATGGCTAGTCCAGGACACCTATCAATATGATGACTTTATTAGAGTTATCGGCCAAAAAGATACCCCCCTTAGACAAAGGCTGTTCGATAAGGGGATAAGACGTATCTTAGAGGACTTAACGATTACCGATTATGATGTTGTAGTAGCGGAAGGGGAAAGCACCCCTACTGCACGGCTGGCAAGGTTTGAAGAGGCAATGAGTCTGCTCGAATCCCCTCTCCAAAAATACTTTCCCCCACAGGCAATGGCAGAGATAGGAAAAGCATTAATAGAAATGAGTGATATGCCAGGTGATATTAAAGATAGTATCAGGCAGCAGACAGAGGTACTAGGACAAATTATGGGCGGGGCTAATATGCCTCCTACGGGCCGGCAGATATTTCCGGCTGGAGGCAATATTGGAGCACCGCCACTACCACCACAACCCGGCCCGCCACCTATGGCGGCAGCTATAGTATAAAGGGGGAAGCATAATATGGTAGCTCCTAAAGTAAAAGCGGGTAAGACTAAAGTCAAGCAGGTCTTTACTAAATATGTACCGTCTCCACCGGCAGAAGCACCGGTTGTTGCACCAAAGGCCAAAAAGGGAAAAAGGGATGAGTAAAAAGAAGTATTCAGAGAAAGCCCAGGATAAGATAGCAACCGTAATGCGGGAGGGCTATGCAGGGAAATTGCATTCAGGCAAAGGGCCAATAGTAACTAGCCCAGAGCAGATGAAGGCCATTGCACTATCTGAAGCCCGGGAACGGGGCTATAAAGTGCCTTCAGTTAAAAAGAAAGGGCGATAGGATAAAATAGAGCTTGTTAATAAAAAAGAAGGAGGTGGTAAGATGGCAAAGACAGTTTGCAAACCAAGTCCGAACATGGAGCCCTCACAAGAAGGGATAATGAAAGGCATGTCTGGAAAGGGTACTAATAAGGGTAATGACCAGATGATGCCAGAGATGCAGAAAGGAACGAATAAGAAAGAGGGTAAGCATATGGAGAAATAACTTACTTCTCAGAGTAAGTAAAAATTGATCTTCTCCAAGCCGTTGCAACGGTTGAGAAAAGTCCCGTCTCATGGAGAAGGAAAGGGCATAGGAAGGGGGACATTCCTATTGAGCTTGGCTGGGTTATCCCAGTCCTCAGTAGAGAATGTCCCCCTTTTTTTATGCCCAAAGTATCGGGCCGGTTACTAAGCAGCAATGCTTACCCGAAACGGTTACTAGGTAGAAATACCTACCCGAAACGGTTACTAGGCAATAATGCCTACCCGAAAGAAAGGAGACCTAAGATGGAACTAAAATTTGATGCCAGTATTGCCGATGACCTTCTTGGTGAAGGTGATGGCAGTACAACTCCCGGAGATTCGCCTATTAGATTTGACTCTGAGACTCCCCCGGATACTTCTTTATCTGCTCTATTAGATGAGATAGATAAAGAACCCGTAAGCGGTGAGCCAGAGCCACAGATAGACGAGGCTCTAAAGAAGTTTATGGCTAAGTATGGGAACGATCCTGCAAAGATCGCTGCGGCGGCCCTTGAGTCGCAAAAGCGGATGAATAAGGTTGCCCGGGAGCGAACCCAGTATGAACGTGAGCTACGGGAGCGTGAAGAAAAAATAAGGGAATTACGCTCCTTAACAGTGCAACCCCCACAAGGCAGGCAAGCAAATCCTTCTCAAGACCTTCCTGAATGGGATGAGGTGTATCCAGACCCTAATAAGTTCTTTCCTATAATAGATAGGCGGATAGAAGAAGTTACCCACGCTGTCTTACAAAATGCCCGCCAGCAAGAGCAGCAGAGGCAGGCATTACAAGAACTTAAAACGGCGGATATAGAGTTTGAAGATAATCATCCCGAACTCAGTATAGAGGAAGTTGAGAAGGTCAAGCGTTATGCTGAACGTAGAGGCGTCCGATACTTAGAAGATGCCTACCGAAGCATTCTGTCTATACAACAGCAGACAGGCGGTAAGAATAGCGGCAAAGACAACCGTCGTGCAGAGATTGCTCGACTCACCAGACCGAGAACTTTACGGTCTAGCGGTGTCGGCGGTATGGGAAGCGGCGGTAGTACGAATTTAGAAGAAGAGCTACAGAAGGTCGCTAACGGGAGTATGGAAGACTATGCCAAATTACCGCCAACAGTTCAGAAACGCATCCAATATATGCTTGCTAGGGGGGGGTTGCCAGAAGAATAGAGGTGAGAAAATAAATGGCAGATACTAGCATTGCAACTGGAAGTGCTTTAACTCAGAAGTTATGGGATAAGGCGATAATTTTTGAGGCCATGAAGTATTTATACTTCAAGCGGTTTAGTGGCCCTGGTATGAACAATATTTTTGAGGAAAAGGATGATCTATCCAAGAAGAAGGGCGATAGGATAACCTATCAGCTCTTTATGAAATTGGCCAATGCTCCCTCTTTAAGCGGTAGTACCCTGGAGCTTAACGAAGAGGCTTTAGTTCCTTACTCCGATACTGTAACGGTGGAGTTAATGCGGAACGGTGTCCGGCTAGATGGAGAACTAACCGAGCAACGGGTAGTTTTTAACCTGCAAGAGACTGCCAGGCAGGCCCTAGCGATATGGTTAGCTGAAACGATAGATTCATATTGTTTCAGGTTTCTCTGGGGAGATACGACCCTTACCTTTGGTGAAACGGCGCAAGCACCAGAGGCTACTGCTATAGTCTATGCGGGTGATGCGACAAGCACTAGCGATATTGATGCGAGTGATACCTACGATCTTACTCTTATGGATGCGTGTAAGGAAAAAGCTATCACCCGGGACCCAATGGTAAGGCCGCTGAATGTTGATGGAGATGAGGTTTATATCAACATTCTACATCCGTTTCAAATTACCGATATACGGAGCAACACCGCCGCGGGCCAGTGGCAAGATTATCAGAAATATGCTGCGGCCCAGGATGGGCAAAAAAATCCCATCTTCACAGGGGCAAATGCCATGTACAATGGTGTGCTGATCCATTCCCATAGGAACATCCGTACAGTAACCAACTGGGGAGCGGGTAGTAATGTTAATGGCGCAGAGGGATTGTTCTGTGGGAAGCAAACCGGGTGTATAGCCTGGGCAAAAAAGCCTTTCTGGAGGCAGAAGTTGTTTGATTACCAGGATAAGGCTGGTTTTGCATGTGGAGCTATATTGGGTATTAACAAGACTATCTTCAATAGTCTGGATTATGCCGTGTTTGTAGTTCGGTCAGCGGCAGTAGCCCATAGTTAATAGGAGGTGATGGGAGAATGAAAAAGCTATTGATTCTTGCAGCAGCTCTTTCGCTTCTATTAACTCCTTTAGGGGTGGGGGCTGCGGATGATGAGAACTTCAAGATTTTAACAATTACCAGTGCAACCTATAACAGTTCGACAGCCGGTTATCCTTATTTAAGTGTGTCTCCGTGGCTTGATCTTACCACGGGGTCAACCAAGAAGATAGGTGGCGCAACTGATACTTATGGGTTCATGGAAACCTTTTTCCTCCATGCTATCAACAAGGGCGGTGCGGCCAAGAGCATTGTTGTCAGACTGGAGCATAGCCCTGACAAAGATGTTGCCTATACCCTGTTTGATTTCCCATCCATAACCAGCACAACTAATTATGTGCGAAGTTATGCGTCTGGGCCAGTCAATTTCCAAGGGGTAGGGCGGTATGTACGGGCGAAAGTGATTTTTGGTGGAAGCGGTGCAGCTTCATGGGCTATTCGCCTGAAGTTGCAACTAAAGCGGTAGTAAGGAAAGAGAAGGAGGGGGGGTATTAGGAAGTTCCCCTCTCCTATCTCCAGAAAAGGAGCATATTTTGGTTCTATTGACCTTTGTTGTTATCCTGACTATTGCACTTAGTATTGATCCCTTTACCACCGATTGTTTGAACTATAAAACCCTGAGCTTGCTGACATTTGGGGGAGTAGGGGCGGTGGTTTTATTCTGGAAGCAATATCCCCTATTTTCTGTTCTTGCCCTTGTGGCCTTATACCATTATGTCAGTCCGGCAGGTATGTTCCCGCCTAGTCTTATTGTGCTGGCTTATGGAGTGCTTTTTACCGCACTCTTTTATTTCTGCAAAAACCATCTCCAGGATAATTGGATTAAGATGGCTATATGTGTGGCGGCTATTTTCCAGGCTGGTTATGGTCTGATGCAAATTTTCTATGACCCGATATTTACAATGATTGACGAATCCCTTGTAAGTTGGCGCATATTTGGGACCTTCGGCAATAGTCAGTATTGGGCAATGTTTCTGGTGGCAGCTATCCCGCTATTTTTTGTCAATAGTTCGGTTCGTTATTTCAGGGCAATAGGATTACCTATAGTATTGGGGGCGTTATTAGCCAATATTGTTGTCCGCCATGAGATAGGATTTAGTGAAATGGTGGGGGTGATTGCCGGATTGATATGGGTGGCGCATTTAGGCATTAGGCGGCATTTCTTTCTTCCTTTTGTTGTAACGAGTCTTTTAGCAGGGATTTTAGTGAGTGTTATGCTGAGCTTTTCATCAGCAATCAGGAGTAATGTAGTTATGGCATTCAATAACCGGCTTTATATTACCAAAGAGACCATGTCTCTTATTAAGAAACAGCCCATAACAGGTTATGGGTTGGGCTTTTATGAGCCTATCATGTCGTTATATGATAAGCAATGGGAGCATACGCAGGCCCGGGGGCCTAACAAGTGGGGTAAAGACACGATTCTTACCTATGCCCATAATGAATATTTGCAGGCATGGTTTGAACTGGGTTTGCTGGGGTTGGTAGGAAGCGTGGGACTATTCTGTTACGTTGGATGGCAGGCATTATTTGGGACTGTAAATATGCCCTATTGGTATAGTGTATTTATTGTCGGACTGTTCGCATGGGTACATTTCCCCTTGCACTTGCCTTTTATGGCGGTGTTTTTTCTTAGGGGGACCGAGCAGCCACTGCCAGTGAAAAAGAAAAAGGGGAAAGGGTTGTATTATGGTTGCCCAATGCCCAGGACGGTGAAGTTTATTTGAAAGGAGGTGGAAATAAACATGGAGGTATTAGAATATTACGATCCGCAGGCAAATAAGGAGGTTAAGAAATTTTGTGGGATAGTTTTTATTAAGGGTCGTCCTACCCGGGTATTTGACGATACGATTGTTAAAAGGGCTATGAGGGCACCTGCTGTATTTCGGATTGTTGACAAATCCGATGAGGATCGGCAGGCAGAAAAAGCTGCCATGATAAAGCAGATTAGCTTGGCAGAGGCAGTAAAACAGTTGGAGGAGCGGCAGGATAAGGTGGATGATGCTTTGCAAAGTATCCTAGTCCTTTTGCAAGAGAAAAAAAGTAACTTGAGAAAAAAGGAGGATTAAAGAAGATGGGAAAGAATTACGAGCAAGACCTGACCCCTAAGTTGTATGGAACAGGGAACCAAAAGACCGGGAATGCTAGCGATATGGGGCCTTATGGTGTTCCTACGTTTACAACTGACGAGACCGAGAAAGAGATCAATGCCGGTGGAGGCCCGATCAATATGCCCCTAACAGAAAAAGAAGGCTTTTTTAAAAAGGGAAAGTAGCTAAAAAGGATGGGGCTGGCCCTATGCCCAGCCCCTAGCTATAGGGATTTATATGGCAAAGTACAGCCTGTTACAGATGATAAATATTGTAAAGCATAAGCTGGGAGAAGATGTTTTAGCTACCCTTGCTTCTACAACCGATAGGCTGGCTCTATATTTGATGGATGAAATTAATCTCCTGATGTACGAAATAGCTGGGGCAGCAGACTGGAGATGGCTTTATCGGCGTGGGAACAGCTTCGCCACTGTAGTTAATCAACAAGACTATTCTGCCGCCGGAGGGGAGCTAAATAGCGATGCAGAGTATTACTTTAATTTCCGGCAACAAAAGACCCCACTCCTCTTGAAACGCAGGGATGAAATTTGGTTAGCGCATATCTATCCAGACTATACAGATAGTGAGGGCGACCCTGAAAATGTTATTGTGCCAGCCTATCAGACAATATGGCTTGACCCAATTCCTACATCGGTAATGACTATTTATTACGATGACAAAAAATATATTACCCGTCTGACTGCTGATGGAAACACGCCCGATATACCAGAAAAAGATCAACATATCCTTCTTACTGGGCTTACATGGAAGGGAATGGAATTTATCGCTAAAAGCGTAACACCGTTGTCAACAAAAGAAGAAAGCAAGTTTTACGCTAAACTACAAAAAATGATAGACATTCATAGTGACCCACTGCCAGATCATTATCC